AAAGATAGCCTGTAAGTTTTCTTTTAGAACAGACAAGTCTCTCTCGATTGTTACCATTCGATCTTCTAGTTGATTAAACTGCTGTTTATTTCTTCTTGAATCATCTGATGACATAGTTACTCAGGTTTTGGAAATTCAGCTTTGACCGCAGCAATATGATCCTGCCATGTGGTTGTTCCATTAACATTATCCCAATACATCATGTCAAGTTGATCACCCCACCATCCGTATCCTTCTAGTCTTAAGAGTTCCCATTCAGGAGTAGGTTCAGGTGGCACAGGATCAGGTTCTTCAACCTTTACCAAACCTAAACCAATCTTATATTCGTCTGACCAGATTTGCCAGTTAGGTGGTTGATTAATACCATCTTCACTTTTCCAACCTCTATTTGGATAAAGTCTTTCGTCGTTGTATGTCCAATAAATCATTTTTTTTAGTTTCCTTTTTATCAAAATTAATATTGATTATTAATATTCAGGTCCAACAGCATATACTTCTGAAATACTAGACCAACCAGCAGACTGAGAATAAGCAATCTTAATTTTTGTTGTTTTAGTATTAGTTGTACATGTAGCAATACACCAATCAGCAGCTATAGGAGCTGGAGTTCCTTCCGTATCAAATGAAGAACCGTTCCATGTTTGACATGTAATATTACTCATTCTACCACCGTCTGTAGTTTGGGTGAATATTCTAATTTGATTTACATACTGCTCACCATCTAAATCAAACTCACAAGCACAAGACCCACCAGAATGGGGGCCACATCCCTGAGATTGTGGACTTACAGGATATAAACTATTAATTAATAAATCTAGATCAGAAGAAGCAACAGTTCCGGACCACCCAGAATTTGTTCCAATAGACCCACCAGAAGATGATGCCGCATGATTATGATCAGGACCAGAACCGGGCACCAAAACACCAAACCCAAAAGGTTTCTGTATTAAAGCCATATCTTATGAGCCTACTTTTAGATCTGCTACTAAGGCTGCATCAATAGCTGCAGAAGTGCGAACACTATAAGCAAGCATATCAACCGCAGCAGCATCAGTGGTTAAGGTAGGGATACTCCCACCCGCGAAACGCCAACAACTCGTATACGCTAAAGTCCTACTTCCCACGGCGTCCTGATAGATATAAATCATCCCACTTTGACCGGGTGGTACAGGTGAAGGAAAACCTAAAGTTCTATTACCACCTAATGTAACCACAAAAGTATTTGCTTTAGCCATAGAAACGATAACTGAAGCCCCATCAGTAAGAGTTATAATAGTTCCTTTAGCTATAATAGTTCCTTTAGCTGCACCTGAAACCTGAACAGCACTATTAAATGTAACCGAAGCATTAAACGTAGCTGCACCAACTACACTTATTAAACTACTAAATGTCGTATCACCAGCAAATGTAGCTGCACCGACTACACTTACTATACTGTTAAATGTATTGTCACCTGTAAATGAATTAGCTGCAGATATTCTGGTATATCTGGCATCAGCAATTGATATATCAGCAATTTCTGTTACACTTGTTCCAATATTTCGTGAAGCTGCTCCACCAGTAGCAGCACGAACAGATGCTCCATCACAGTAAACAATACCTGTAGTTCCCTGTGTAACTGCGCTTCCTGTACCACCATTAGCTTTGATAGTTACAGTGAATGATCCTGATGTAGCATTTCGTACCAAATATTGTTTTGATACAGAAGGAATTACAACACCAACATTAGAAGTTAGTGTACCTGTTAATTCAAGCATTGAACTTCTAGCCTGATCAGCACTACCATCAGAAACACTTAATGTTACTGTTGAATCAGTTAAGGCAATAGTTGTATATCCTGCTACAGCATTATCAACCAATGAAAAGACATTAGAATTAAGGCGACTACCCCAAGTATTTGAATTGGCTCCTGTCGCTTGTTTTTCTAATCTTAGTCTAGTTGTATATGTAGCCATTTTTATTTACTCCGTTAATTTTTATTTGAAGAGGTTTATGGTGCATCTCTTCTTGTCGTATCACCACTTCCTGCTGGTGATGCCACAGTTTCCATATCATCTCTGCGATTACGTCTTGCTTCATTCATCAATAGCATAACTTCATTCTCATAATATGATTGCCAAACTTGAGCTGCAGTTACATTTTTATTGAAAAGACAAGCCTCTACCATACTACCATAAAATAAAGCATTACCACAAAAGTTGGTAAAATAGTTAGATTGTTTTGAGGCACTAATAGCAGAAGGTTGTACAACATATTCTAATTCAACATCATTAGCTGATGTTGGAGTTGGTGCTATAAGGATCTTGTCATTCCTAAATTTTGCATAATATTTAGGAACACCTACAGAAGCACGAACAGGCCAATAATCATCTACATATTCTTTCATACGAAGAAGAAGACTAACACGACTTCCTCCTGAATTAATAAAATTCACATTCTTTATAATAAGCGTTCCTGTAGGAAGTGTTAGGAACGGATCAGAAGCTGTAAATTGACTAGTGGCGTATTCAGTAAGACCTTCATTATCAAGCGTATTTGTTAATGTTAATTCTGCTCTTCTAATAAAATCTGGAATGGCAGTTTCAAATTCAGTACCATCATCTTCCATAGTATTTTTAATCTGGGTTACTAGCGTATTATATGTAATTGCTGTCATTTTTTTTATGCCGCTCTTTCAAGTTCCCATGTTTCGGTTGTATCGTCGCCTACTTCTCTGAACCACCCCCAACCTCTATCATAATTTAAAGTAAAGGTTATGAGCTGTCCTGTTGGTTCTACTAACGCGGTTCCGGTTATAACTACAGAACCAAGAGAAGCTGTAATTTCCTGACCTGTTACTGATACATCTGCCGTAGCTGTTACGATTATTGAACCAAGAGAGAATGTAGCTTCTTGTCCTGTTATGTCCACAATTACTGTATTTACAATCTCTACTTCACCAAGCGAGAATGTAGCTTCTTGTCCTGTTACAGATACATCTGCTGCCGCTGCTACAATTGGGGAACCAACTGAGAACGTAGCTTCCTGACCTGTTATTGTATACACAGTCTCTATAACAACAGAACCAAGCGAGAATGTAGCTTCTTGTCCTGTTATCTCTACATCTGCTGCAGCTGTTACAGTTAGGGAACCAAGCGAGAACGTAGCTTCTTGTCCTGTTAGTTCTGTAATCTTTCCTAAACCTACACCAACTGTACCTAACGATGCATATATTTGTAGATCTAAAAAACCTTCACCCTGACCGTAACCTTCTTTACCATATCCACCATAACCATAGGCTGATCCTGTGGTTAACTCAACAGTTACATTGGCATCACCATAGCTATAGCTAAATGTACCATAAGTATTTTTACCATAACCAAATGCAAACGCCACGGTAAATACTCTTCTTTATACTAGTCGAACTATAGCCGTCGCTGCTGCCGGTGCTGGCATCTGAACAGTAAATGTACCATTAGTAGCTGTCTTTTCCCCACCAAAATCAATTACTGCAACAGTCTTGTTGGATTGACTACTGTTATAAATCAAGCAGCCACGCGCAGTAAATGTAGCACTTGTCCATGATTGATCTGCAAAATCGACAATAGCTGTACTACCATCAACAGTAACATTAGTAACAGTACAAATTTGTCCACCACTCGTATACCCATTACCACTGGCAAGTTCACCTGATACAAGAAAAACAGATGTACCGTTACTTAGTGAAGCTATACTTGTATATAGAGCTATTTTAAAGGTTGCACTTGAAAAATGATGAACACCTTCAAGACAATCTTCTTTAAAGTTTATAGCAATTCCAGATGAAATAGCCATTGTTTTTAATCTCCTTCTTTTTTTTTCTTAACTACTTGTAAATTGGGTGATACTTGAAGGAACAAATGTAGTCATGCTCGGTACCCACCCTGCATCACCTGTTGTAGCCAGAACAGTATCTGGTCTGGCATCCTTCAAAACTATAGAACCTGTAATATGTGGTGATTTGTTTTGTGGATGATTGACTAGATCAAATCTACCATCCGACTCACCGGGTCCAACTACGTACTGTGTTCCTTCTTCTTTAATACGATCCTTATATTTAAAACGAAATCCACTTCTGTCTGAAATAAACCATGATTTAATATTACCAGCCATGAGACTATTCTAGAACCTGAAACTCGGCCTTATAAACAGACTACTTCTTTCTCTGTCTGCTTCAAAAGCTGTCGTAAATATTTCGTCATAAAGTGTCTTTAACATTTGTATTCGTGCATCAGGAACACCGGGTCTTTTTATAGCCATCTTGTAGGCTAAACCAGCTGTAAGAGCCGGTAACATACGAGTGGGAACATCAGCATTATAGGTAGATTTACTGCTATCATCTGTATAACCGAAATAACGATATCGTATCGTATAAGTATCTGCAGCATCTGCTAACGGCCATAAATACATAGTCTGACCAGCTGTTCCATGCTGGATGGCATATTGTACTGGTCTTCCTGTTTGAGTTTTATCTGGTAATCTTTCATAATCTTCCATGTTAATTCTGGTTAATTCTAGATCAGTAGTATCTTTACGGGATGTAGCAACTATAACGTCTATAAGATCTGTTGGTAGTGTTTCAGTAACACTCGAATCGGAAGCAGTAAAAGTACCGAGAGCAGTTTTCCAAAGTGCAAATCCTCTGTTCTGCCATTCTCTTAATAACAGATCCAGACTTCTCCGTGCTTCTATAACATCTCCTCCCTGCGTAACTTCACCTCCTATTTGAGCTAAAGCTTCATTGATAATATCATCAATATCAAGATTGAATGTAGTTGTTCCTGAAATAGCCATTTTCTTTAAATGTGGGTAATCAGTCCAACAACATTGGCAGCTACAGATGCATAAATTCCATTATTGAACTTAATAGCATCTCCCTCATTATAAACCTGTGTCATGGTAGAACCGGGGAGTGAAGCAGAAGCTAATGTAATATGAAACTTTTCAGAAGCAGCTACTTCACCAGCAGAAGTTAGTTCCCAAAAGGTTACTGCTGAAGCAGCCGTAGTTCCATGATTAGAAAATGTAAAACTAGCTAGTCGCGCAGTTCCCTTTAGATTAGAAGTAACCGTTCCTGTAGCTGTTACAACAACTGGTGTTAGTGTGAATCCCATAATTTCTTCCTTTTATAGTATCTATTTTTTTATATAAAAATGAACGGAGAAGTTATCAATTACATATTATGTATGTAGATATTTCTCCGTTCAAATTTATATTTTATTATAGCTTTTTTTCTTATTACTATTATTGATTAGACTTCAGCACCAAACCAATGACGCCAGTCAGACCAACCAAAGCTATAACGCTCACGAGCTTTAAAACGAAGATTTCCAGTATCAAAATCCGGCTCCATTTTGGTAGCAAGAGGACTACGATTGAACATCTTGGTACCATTTGGACAATCTGTTTTAACAAACCAATTATCGGTATCCGTGAACCGGCGATTCACATGAGAACCACCGGGTAGAATACCTAAACTCTTAATCGGATTAAGATCGTTAGGAGCATATTGTGTAGTGGAATAAGTTACTGAACCAAGTGGTAAACCAGCTGATTTCAGTAGCATTTCCGTTTCAAAAGCAAGTTCAGGAGGAATATGGACCGAAGTCGGTGAAGCACCAACCAAGATTCCACGATCATCCTTAATCTTATTGATGGCAGTCACAGCCGTTTCAATAGTTGAAACTGCAATGGCTGAAGTGCCAATCTTGTTACTCTGATTTCCATCACCAATAGTAGGATGAGAATCAGAAATTAAAGCAACAGCATCCCCGCCAACATAACTTGCGGAGAAAGCGTTATTGAAGACGTTCGCGCCCTTAACCTGTTTAGTTGAAGCCATAGCACGAGCAAGACCTTTAGCACGTACCTTAGCGAAAGTATCATAAAGATTATCTTCCATAGCTTCTTCAGTAACAGCAAAAGCCAAAGCAACAGTCTCGTGTGTGTAACGAGATGTATATGCTTCCTGTGCAGAATCATACTGAACAGCAGCACCTTCAGATTTTACGGGAGCTTCACCGAACATGGTGAAAAGAACTTCTTCCTCGAAAGCCCGATCAGAATTTTCAGTCTCGAACAAAGTATTATTTTCGTCGTCAACACTACCATATTCTAAACCAAAAATTGCATTTAGACCGGGTAATAGTTCTTTTGATATATTACCTCTATTAATAGCCATTTTTCATTTCTCCTGCTATTAAACCGGTCCAACAACGCTAGCAACAACTGTGTACTGTTGATTACGCTGGATTCGGCATTCTACTTTGGTTGCGGTATCACCCCAAGCGTTACCCGGTTCGGTATAAAGGGCAACAGGTCGGAGCATAGCAGTAGTAGCAACACGAGAACCGGCTTTAATTCCAAAGCCGGATCGTCCTGTAACAGTACTGCCGGAACCAAGAGTTACGTCAAAATTCAAGTTTAAGTCGCCAATAGTTAAGGCGGCGTCTGCTTGAATAACGTAAGTTGAGTCGGGATCATCATCTACGAGCGCGTATGTATTGCTATCATCTGAAGAAACAGATGCATTAATATAGCTGGCCCATACAGGCTGCTTAGATGTTTTATCCACGTAGCGAACACCCATCAACACACCGACAGCATAGTCGGTGGTTGTAGCGACAGGAGCTATATAACCACTGGATAACTTAACAAGATCGCCAGAATACAACGCAGCAGCGTTATTCTGGGCAATTTTATATTCAGTTACTCCACAAGAGTTAGGTGCACTCCCGCGTTTACGTGATGGGTGAAAACCAGATAGAGCTTTTGATGAACTCATAAGGGTTCTCCTATATATATATATTTTTTTTAGCCAATAGATTGGCTTTTTTTTACTTATACATATATAAAGAGTCAAACCCTATGGATTTTTTTTATTATTATTTTTTTTGTTAAGACTTATCCTCTGTATCGAAAGAAACTGGTCGTTGCCCTACTGTAACTCTTGACTTACTGTTATCGCTGATCGGCATACGCCGGTCCTGCATAGACATCAGACGAGCATTGATAGCATCATTCATGTCCTTGTTACGTTGGATGCCACGATCCTTACGCTCTTGCCAATTGGAAAGAGGGATCTTGGCTAACGCAACATCTCCACGAACAATACAGTTTTCAAACCTGTCTGTAGATTTACTATAACCGTAGCCAACAGTCATTTCAGGCACTTCTTCAGAAGTTACGAACTCCCACCCTTCGTTAATTTTTTTACCAACAGCTTTATAATCTTCTTCTCCGTTAAGATAAATACGAAGCCATCCTAATTTAATTCCTAAATCAAGAAATTTCGTTTGTACTTCTTCTGGAATATCCAACCAACTGTCTGTTTCATAATAAGTACGTTGGTCGTTTGTTCGTTTAGAAGCTTCACGACTTTTCTGTTCAGAGGCTTCATTATCATCTTCGGGAGTAATAATATTTTCTGTTTCCATAAAATTTTCCTTTATGTATATGTATAAGTGGTTTTACACTTAAGCACGTTTTGTTTCTATAGTTGAATAATTGCCCTCATCAAGCTTACTTATCTTACGCTTTTCTGCGGCATATCTGTCAAGAGGAATGTCCCACTTCTTAGCAAGTTCTACATCTCTTTTAGAGAGTTTAACTTTCTTTCCGATAGGAGAGGATTTTCGTGATGATCCTGCTACCACTTGAGATGGTTTATCCGTGTTATCCATCACACGATCTGAATCAAACTTATTTGGCAACTCATGTTGCAAACGTTTATCTACTTCATTATAAAACTCTTTTGTATTCGGATCAAAGCCTTCCGACTTTAATTTTTGATCTATTGCCAAAGCAACGGCAGTTGTAATCTCATCATTTCCAAACCAGTCATTATTAGAAGCCCACTCAGTAGCTAGTTCATCGGGGGGTGGAGGAGCGGTATATTGTGGTTGTTGTCCTACTTCCTGATAACCAGCTGCTTCCTGATATTCTTGGGTTGCAAGATACTCAGCTTGTCGTTGTTCATTTTCTAATTGTATTTTACGAGCCTTAATAACCTTGAGATCTGTTTTTGCATCGTTGATTTTATTTTGAGCTTCGAGAACTTTTTCCTGTTCGCCCTCTTCAAAAGCAGTAAGATAATCTTTTTCGGCTGATTTTGCAGAAGCTTCTAATTCAGCTTCACGAGATGTTAAAGAAGCAGCTTCGTGAGATTTTGTATTTTGATGTGATCTAACAAGTTCAGAACGGAGATTATCAAGTTCACCTGAAAGATTCTGGATAGCTGTATCACGTTCATTACGCTGCTGTACGAGCTGACGAATACGTTTTTCAGCACCTTTTGTTTTAACACCTTCCAGCTCTTTTAATTTTTCTTCTTTAGCTTCCTCTTCAATAACAGCTTCTACTTTTTCTACTTCTGGTTCTTCGGGAGTTTCAAAGTCTGCTGTTTCGGCTTTGTCTTCTTCCGGTTTACTGGTATCTACTTCACTCCACTCGCTAGTCTTTTCTACATCGGTCATTGTGATATTTCCCTTTTTTTATTGTTTAACGTAGATTGCGAAACCCACGGTTTACGCTTTTTTTACGAAAGATGAAACATAGTATCAAGATACTCTGGCTGTTCAACTCTCATAATAACCTGATCATCAAAGATAAGAATAAGCATCGTATCCTTATATACAAACTTATGTCCTACATGACGACCATATGCAATATAATCTCCTACCTGACACCACGGGCCGTTGGGAAATTTTTTATTGTCCAGATATGCACTATCTCCTACTGCCAGAACACGCCCTACAGTCGTAAGATATTTTACGTCGTCTACACATCTGTCCGGTAAAAGTAATCCACCCTTAGTCTCACTTCTTACGGAAACCGGACGAACAAGTACGTGGTATCCGGGTAACTCCGGAAGAGGAGTGGGGTCTTCTACCTTTTCATCAGTAATCCAGTCATCATTTCTGATGGCGTTACCAAACTTAGCGTTCTGCATCTTCTTCTAAATCTTCTCCAGAAAGGTATTTTTTTCTTAGATCTTCTAATATAGTTTGTGATTCGGTTAAGCCTTCGTAGAAGCCTACCAAATAACGATACTCATTATAGTCATCACAAGCACCGGAAACAAGATTGTGTCTAATATTTTCTTTTTTTCTTTCCAGCTCTTCAGAAAGATAATAGGAGTCTATTAGATTACTTTGAGGGATAGTCGTCAAAGTTATTTCTTCTCCTTATTTATCTTTATCGCTAGTATAAACTTTCTGTGTCATACTATCTAAATAGTCTTCATTTTCTGGAGATGTCGTATCTACTTGTTTTATCCGCTCCTGTGCTCTCTTTCTCACTGCTCTTATATTTTTTATCCTGTCTTCATTAACTATTCCTTTAGCAGAGCTAATAGCCTTTCCAGCTTCATTCTTCTCTTTTGGCATACCATTTTCCCTTTATTAAGTTTTTTCTCTATAAGAAGATGAAGCTCCTGCCATCTTGTTAGATTTCTTAGCCTTCTTCCTTTTCACTGGTTTACTAGTTTTAGGAGTAACTTCGTTTTTTATCTGGGGAAACCATCCACTAGCTCCACCATGAGCACCACTCGCATAACCAGTCCATTCCTGTTTAAGTTCAGTCATAATATTTTATTTCCTTTTCTTTTTATTTTTCTTTTTTTTACGTTTTCGTTCTTCACTAAGAGCAATGGCAATAGCCTGTTTAGTGAAGTTTACCGGCTTTAAACTCCTTCATAACTGTAGGTACTTTAGATCGTCTTTTCTTCTTCTTTCTTTTTGAAAGAGAAGTAGAAATTTCTTTAGGAATACTGGAACGTGAGATTGCCATAATTATTAAATCAACTAACCGATGGTTTATTAATATTCATTGCTTGTTTACCACCAGATTCATGTCTAATAATATAAGGGGATATCTCTTCAAAAGAAAGATTATTAACTTCTTTACGTGTTAATCCTTTTTCTCGTTTTAAGTCTCTATACACTCTATCACGAGTTTGTTTGGCCCATCTCTTTAATCCCCATGCTTCATAAATACCTTTAGCATAAGCTTCGTTAATAGTATCATTATCTCTTAATAATTGCAAACGCTCCTCTTCAGGAAGAGTTAAAATGTTTTCAACAGACAAATCTCCTTCAAGTTCCTTTAAATTATTATCAATAAAATCTATAGCTTTATCTGCATAAACACCCGGTCTATTGGTATCATGTTTTGTAAAACCAGATTTATCATCAACACTTCCCACCCATCTACTATTAATTTGATGTTGACCTATATCTACTGAGCCACCTTCAGGAATAACTAGTGATTCACCAGCAATCTCTTTAGCATTAGCTAAAATAAGATTAGTAGACTCTTTAATATCTGGAATAGTATCTACTACATTTTCTAGTTTTGCAATATCCTGATCTAATTGTTCCCAATCTCCTACTGTAGGTACTAGCACACTTTCTTTAATTAATTCAGGAGTTGAGGTGTCAGCAGTATTATCAACAGGAAGAGTAGTAGCAACTTGTTCTGGTTGATAACCTTCTGCCCAAATAGGAGGTGCAGCAGGATTACCAGATATTGGATCTGCAGCTTTTGCTGTAAAACCACCTTCAGCAAATTTTTCAGTTTCTTTTGATTCAGTTTCAGTTTCAGTTAATCTACTGGTCTGTTCTGGTGTAAGATTAATATTCTTTTTTAATTTAGTTACAGTTATTCCAGTTTCTTTCATAATAATTTTAAGAATTTCAATAAGGAAATTATCGTCCCTATCTAATGTTTTATGTTTATCATCTTCGCTTATCTTAGCTAATTTTTCAGATGATTCTACTGCAATTTTCTTTTTCTCTACTTCTAGTTCTAGATATTCAAGTTTAATTTTTTCACGTTCTAGCGCAGCTTTACTGTTTTCTTTCTCATAATCAAACTTCATCTTTTGTTTATCAAGAGCTACATCAGCTGCACTTTCGGCAGCATCTATCCGTGTTTTATGACTTTCAAGTTCTAGTTGCTGTTTCTGCAATTCAAGAGTTTGTTTCTCCAGACTTTCTGTTGTACCCATCTCAGCCATACGTTGATTATTCTGAAGAATCTCTTGAGCTGCACCCTGAGTAATAGCTGAAATAGCTTCAGGACTACCAGTACCAGCTTGTTCCGTTCCCATTTTTAACATACCCCCCATCTGTTCCTGATACTGAAGAATCATATGTTCACGTATATTAGCTTGAAGTAATGGAACTACTTTAGACATAATAGGATTTTGTCCTAAAGTAGGGTCTTCTATGAAAGATGTTTTAATTACAATATGGGCTTTATGATCCTGACCCGGAAACGCTTTAATAGGCATTCCGTTAGTAGATTGCTGAATATCTGATACAGGATCTAATGGTTGTGGGGCTTTATCCGGAACAATAAATCGTTCAGGATGATCAATATTTATAGCATCAAGTATAGCATTATTTACTGCTTTAAAATTATAAATACCCGGTGGAGCTTGTGAAGCAAGTTGCATAATCATCTGAGCTTGAGCCAAACGGTGGGAAGAAGATGGTATATTAGGATCAGTAACAGGAATAATATCAACACGCCCATCAAAATCCTGTTTAAAAATACTACCATCTACCAGAGGAATATCATAAGGATACTCTTCTGGAAGAAAATCGTAATTAATACGAGAAAGTATCTGTAGTTCTTGACGTTGACTATAATGCAATCTCTTATGGATACCGCTGAAGAACTTCATAGATTGTTCAATTAATGCTACAGTAGTTCCAACAGGACCATAGTTAGAAGCATCAGAAACAACCTGATCTGTTTCGTCTGCAAACTTCTGACCGGCTGTGGTTACGAACTGTAGCATCTGCATTAGTGTAGCAGACGGTTCTTTGTAGGGTAGATTGATAATAGCTTTATTTAGATCTACACCGGTAGCTTCTACTTCCCTAAACTCGCCGGGTGCAATAGGTTCATCTCCTCCTGTTACACGAACACCACGAGCTTTAAATCCTCCGGGCAACGTAGCAAATTGTCCAGCATCAATAAGATTTCTCATTGCCGCTGTTGAAGTGGCCGTTAAGTTTCCAAGAAAATGGATGTAGCCAAGACCATAAAAACCAAAACCGGGAACAAACCGATAATGAGTAAACCAAAGAAGCTTCTCTTTAAGTGGATCATTTTCATTCCAATTTCTCCTTATTGAAAGAACAGACTTAGAATCTTGATCTACTGTTATCACATAAGGCAGACCGACACAAAGGCAATTATCAATTTCTTTTTCCCCACACATCGGACACGGACATCCTTCTTCACCCCTATGTTCGATCTTAAGGTAACAATGGTGTTCGAGTAATGTGTGTTGAGGATTCTGACTATAGTCGGGTTGGATACCAAGAATAGAATCCATCTTTTGTCGTAGTGTAGAAGGGGTTACTTCTGAAGGTTCCATTAGATTATCATCTTCAGGTAACGCATACATACCTGCCATAATATCCTTTTTAAGATCGTTGGGTGTACGATAGATGACCTGAGTGTAGTGGTCGGCATTCTTTAGATCTGACGCATTATACGAAACATAGAAGTTATCTATCGGAACAAACTCTACTACCGGACGTTCTAGAGTCAGATCATAATATGTTTTCTTGAATGCAGAACCAAAGACCGGAAGGTTAAACAACATCCTTTCGGTTTCATCGAAGTATTCAGGCATCTGTTGTGTTAGCTGGTAGTTCATGAAGTTCATAACACGGTTGGCCTGTTTCTCTTTTTCAGGTGTGGATGCACCAAGTATCTGTGTCCTTACTGGTCCTTTTGCAGGAAACAGTTCTTGCGATGCTTTGGCCTGAAACTTTACTGCAGATTCAATAATCAATGGATGTACGGCAGTACAAGCTCCTTCAAATGGTTCAGAAGTTTCCTGAAGCTTGAGTCCCAACAGGTCAAAGCCACGTTCAAATGTAGATTCCCATTCAGAGCGGCTTTCTTTGTCGGCATCAAATTCTTCTATGACGTTATTTGCAATTTCCAGAAGTTCATCTTCATCGAGACTTAAAGCCAGATTATCCCAATGGTTGTATGGTTGTTCTTCCGTACCCATTATATATTCTAGAAGCTCATCTTCACCAACAGGTAATTCTATTTCAATCTCTTCTTCGTTGATTGGTAATTCACCTAATAGAGGATTATTACCGCCACCACCCTGATCAATAAAAGGATTTCGTTCCATAGGATTAGCCATAATACTTAATTATTCCTTATTTTTTTTAAAATTTCCAGTAACCAATTCTCTTACGTCTTTCTTTGGTTTCTTCCAAGTCATCAATTAGGTATGCATCTAACGGATGATCAACACGCCAAGATTCTTTAAGATAAAGAACAGCCATTACCATAGCATCTACCTGATCGTCGTAAGCTGCATTAGGAAACGTTGCAGCCTCAAGTATTAACTCTTGAGCAAATGGTTTATCCGGAACCCAAACACGCCCTGCTTCTAGTATAGGCGTAGAAGCATTGACACGAGACACCTTATCCTTATCTGGATTATATTCCATAACGGGTAAGCCAGCTCGTCTCATATCCTGTATCAAAGACTGGCCCGATGCTTTCTTCTCTATAATTAAAACATCAGGATTATATTTATCATACATCTCTTGTGCCGCTTTACGCAACTCTGGGTACTCTAATCGCTCCCTTCTATTGCTTAGTAGTATAAGGGATGGAATCAATCTTTCTACGCCAGCACTATCCACGGTTATCTTTTGAAAGATACCCA